GGCATTGCGCGCCGCGCTGTTCGTCGATTTGAAAACTTTTCCAATTCGGGTAACAGGTAACAAGGTCTGCCATGAACCAAAGCGAATTTGCTGCGCTCCACAACGTCAGCCGAAAGACTGTCACCAAGTGGAAAGAGCGCGGCTGGCTTGTGTTTGACGGCAGCGCGCTGGATGTCGAAGCATCGAATGCCTTGATCGCAAAATATCGCCGAGACGGCTCGGATGTTGTTACCCAAACAGGCGAGGGTAACAAGCCTCTCCTGAAAAACACCGCCGTTACCTCCGCGTTGAAGCGGGTAACAATTCAGCCTGGCGAGACCGTTGAGCAGGCCACCACTCGGATTCTTATCGCGACTGGTGCAGACATGAATCTCGACGAGGCCAAACGCGTAAAGGAAAACTACCTGGCCTTGCGGGAGCAACTTGAATACGACCGAACGGCCCGCCTGGTTGTAGCGGTAGAGGACGTGTGCCGGGCGGTGGGTGACGAATACGCCAAGGTCCGCAGTCGCCTCTTGGCGATACCCTCGGAGCACGCTCCACGCATCAGCCGTTTGAAAACAGCACAGGAAGTACAGGACGCCTTACACGGCATTATTGTTGACGCGCTTGAGGAGTTGACCCGTGACGGAGATGGGCTCAACAAGCGATGAGCGTAGATATGCCGAAGGGTTTGATGCGTTGCAGGCCGGGCTGTTGTCTGCCCGCCGGCGGAACATCCAGCCGCCGCCGAAGCTCACACTGAGCCAATGGGCAGCGAAGTACGCGGTCTTGTCTCGCGAGACCAGCGCCCAGACCGGTCGGTTTCATGCCTTCCCGTATCAAATCGGGATCATGGATGCGATTACTGACCCGACTGTCGAAATGGTCACTGTCCAAAAGTCGGCCCGGGTTGGTTACACAAAGATCCTCGATCACGTTGCCGGTTACTACATCCATCAAGACCCGTCGCCGATCCTGGTGGTTCAGCCCCGAGTAGAGGACGCCGAGGATTACAGCGTCACTGAAATCGAACCGATGCTGCGCGATACACCGGTTCTCGCCGAGATCGTCGGAGACCCAAAGAAAAAGGATGCGCGGCAGAAGATCAATAAACGGATATTCCGCAACGGTGCTTCGATCTCCTTTGTGGGTGCCAACAGCCCAGGTGGTTTTCGGCGTATCACCGCCCGCATCGTCAAGTTCGATGAGGTTGATGGGTACCCGGTGATGGGTGCCGGCAAGGAAGGCGATCAGATCAAGCTGGGGATCAAGCGAACCGAATCGTTCTGGAACAGGAAAATCATTCTTGGCAGCACGCCCACGGTAAAGGGTGAAAGCCGGATCGAGAAAAGCTACGCCAACAGCGACCAGCGCAAGTACTACGTTCCTTGCCCTCACTGCGGCGAATACCAGGTACTAGAGTGGGGCGGCCCAGACACTCCTTATGGGATGAAATGGGACAAGGACGAAAATGGCGTCGGTTTACCTGACAGCGTGTTCTACGCCTGCAAGGTAACCGGCTGCGTGATACGTGAAGCCGACAAAGAGGACATGGTTGAGCGTGGTGAGTGGCGTGCAACCAAGCCGTTTAAGGGTCATGCCGGCTTTCACATCTGGGCGGCCTACAGCCTTTTTGTGAACGCGTCCTGGCGCAACCTGGTCGCGGAATGGCTTGAAGTAAAAGACGATCCGCTTATGCGTCAGACCTTCGTCAACCTGGTGCTGGGTGAGACATACGAAGATCGCGGAGATCGCGCACTTCAAGAGGACCGACTGGCTGCACGCTGTGAGGTGTGGGGCGCAGAGGTACCGGACGGCGTTGCCGTTGTAACCGTTGGAGTCGACACCCAGGGCGACCGCTTTGAATGCGAGGTGGTCGGCTGGGGGCTGAACGAAGAGAGTTGGTCGATTGACTTCGAGGTCATCCAAGGCGACCTGGAAACACCGGACCCCTGGAATCGATTGGACGCATATTTGCGGCGCATCTGGTTTCGGGCTGACGGCAGGGGCTTTGAAGTCATGGCTGTCTGTCATGACTCTGGCGGTCACCACGCCCAAAAGGTTTATGAGTTTGCCAAGGCGCGCCTCGGCCGTCGCGTATGGGCCGTCAAAGGCGAGTCGGCGGTTGGTGGCAAGCGCTCTCCTGTATGGCCGACGAAGACGCCTAGCCGGCGCAACAAGTCGTCATTCCGGCCGGTGATCCTGGGCGTTAACGCGGCCAAGGATTCGGTTCGTTCGAGGCTTCACCTTGTGGAGCCGGGTGCTGGCTACATGCACTTCCCGGTAAGCCGAGACATCAACTATTTCGCGCAGCTGACAGCAGAGCGATCCGTAAGGAAAACATCTGGCGGTCAACATTACCGTGTCTGGGAGTTGCCAAACGGCAGGGCCAACGAAGCACTCGACTGCCGCGTTTACGCGTATGCAGCGCTGTGTGGGCTTATGCATATGGGGCTGAAGCTCAACAAGCGGGCAGAAGAGGTGAATGCGTCAATCGGGACGCCAGTTCACCGACCTGGGCTGCAAGATCAAGAGCCTGTTGTAGACGGGGGCAAGCAGGAGCAGTCCTCTGGTCCGCGCGTCATCCAGGCAAAACCCGCCAAGAAAAAGACGTTGGCCAGCCGGCTGGCGTAGATCCTCCCCGCTTTGGCGGGGCATACCTGGAGTAACCCTATGAGCCGTTATGGTCCAAGCAGCCTGCTGGCGGGCATACCCCGGGAGTCGTTGCAGGTTTCTTTGCAAAATGCGCAGCAGGCCTACCTGCAGCTTTCCTCGGGCGGGAAGGTTGAAACTGCGACGTACACCCAGGGCGATGGCTCGAAGAGCATCACCTACACCCGCGCCAATATTGCTCAACTGGCAAACGTTATTCAGATGCTTCAGCAACAGCTGGGCATCGTCACTCGTGCCCGCCGGCCACTCACATTCAGGTTTAAGTGATGACCAATCCCGTATCGATTGTTGGGCTCGACGGCAAGCCGATCCAGCCTCTACGGCCGAGTCGGGGGAAAATGCTGGCCCCAGGTGGCGGTGCTCCCTACGACGCTGCCGACATCCACGGTGAGCACGTTGCTGGGTGGAACCCATACCTTGGCTCGCCTGATGGCGACCTCAACATGTACCGCGACCGCATCGTCGCTCGGGTACGTGATCTGGTGCGCAACGATGGCTGGGCGTCGGGTGCGGTCACCCGAATTTTGGACAACGCCATCGGCGGGCACTTCCGGCCACTGATCAAGCCGGACTGGCGCGCTCTGGCGGCCTACACCGGCAAAAAAGCGTTTGATGCGACATGGGCTCATGAGTTTGCTCAGGTGGCCAGCGCGCACTATCGGACCTGGGCTTTTGATTCTGGCCGCTATTGCGATGCCCAGCGGTCGCTGACTATCACCCAGATGATGCGCCTTGGCTTTCGGCATAAGTTGATTGATGGCGACTCGTTGATCCAGGCCTGCTACATCCCTGAGCGGATAGGCGCTGGGCGGGCTCGGTACGGTACAGCGATGCAGTTGATCGACCCTGACCGGTTGAGTAACCCCCAGCAGCAGTTCGACTCGAACTCGTCGCGCGGCGGGGTGGTGCTCGATGCCTTTGGCGCGGCCAAGTCCTACTGGATTCGCAAGGCGCACCAGGGCGACTGGTGGAATGCGGCAGATAGCGTTACCTGGGAGGAGATCCCCCGGGAAACCGAGTGGGGGCGGCCGGTCATCATTCACGACTTCGATCACGACCGGGCCTCTCAGCATCGGGGCGGCTCTGGCATTTTTGCGCCGATCTTGCAGCGCATGAAAATGCTGGCCAAGTACGACGCGGTCGAACTGGACGCGGCGGTGATCAACTCGATTTTTGGCGCTTACATCGAGAGTCCGTTCGATCACAACCTAGTGGCCGAGGCGGTGGGAGATGATGACAACCTGTCTGCCTATCAAGGTCAACGCGCCGACTATCACGCAAGCCGCAAAACCATGCTGGGCGAATCGCGGGTACCGATCCTGTTCCCGGGCGAAAAGATCAACGCAGTGACCGCCACACGGCCGAACGCGAATTTCGCTGGGTTCGAGAAATCGTTCCTGCGCAATTTTGCCTCGGCCACCGGGCTTTCCGCGCAGCAGATGTCCCACGACTGGTCTGATACCAACTACAGCTCGGCCCGTGGCGCGTTGCTGGAGGCGTTCAAAACACTGACACGCCGTCGCAATGACTTCGCCAATAACACCGCGCAGCCGGTGCTGGGGTGCTTCATGGAGGAATCTATGGAGGTCGACGATTACCCGCTGCCACACGGTGCTCCAGAGTTTATGGAATGCCGGTCCATGTATTCGCGTGCTGAGTGGATGGGGCCGGCCCGTGGCTGGATTGATCCGGTCGCCGAGAAGCAAGGTGCTGTGCTGGGGATGGATGCCGGCCTTTCCACGCTCCAACAGGAATGCATGGAGCAGGGGCTGGATTACGAAGAGGTACTGGAACAGCGCAAGCGCGAGATCGACAAGTTCAGAGAGCTTGGCATTCCCGCCCCTACCTGGGCCGGCATGCAAATCCCTGGCGGATACACATCGGCGGACGACGCCATACAGAAACCGAGGCCGACTTAATGCAATTTGGACATCTTGCTCAACGGCTCTTCAATGTGCCGGTGGCGATCCGCCCGGAAAAGGCCGAGGTCATCATGGCAGCCCTGGCCGAGCGCATGGGGATCGGTCGAATGATGCGGGTCAGCGGCGATGCTGTTGACCTAACACCGATGGCGTTGGAGGGGGAGGGATACAGCTACGCCGACCGGGAATCCCGTGATAGCGGGTATGACCTGGTCGGCAACGTGGCGGTCATTCCTGTCCATGGCACGCTGGTGCAGAAGACCGGAACCCTCCGGCCCTGGAGCGGCATGACAGGTTATGACGGGTTGCGGCAAGCTTTTTTGACCGCGCTGTATGACCCGCAGGTCGCGGCCATCGTGCTCGATGTCGACTCACCTGGCGGCGAGGTCTCCGGGTGTTTCGACCTGGTAGATATGATCTACAACGCCCGGGGCTCCAAGCCGATCTGGTCGATTCTCAACGAGTCGGCTTACTCGGCTGCCTACGCGATCGCCAGTGCCGCGGACCGTATCTACGTTCCGCGCACCGGTGGCACTGGGTCCATCGGAGTGATCTGCATGCATGTGGATTTTTCCAAGGCGCTGACATCGGCCGGCATTCAGGTGACGTTCATCACCTACGGCGATCGCAAGGCCGATGGACACTCAGAAATCCCGCTGTCAGCTGATGCGCTGGCGAGGTTCCAGGGAGATATCGACACCATGGGCGAGTTGTTCGTAGAGACCGTGGCCCGCAATCGAAACATCGCGGCCAGCAAGGTCCGCGCAACCCAGGCTGGTACCTACCTAGGCTCTGCCGGGGTTGATGCGGGCCTGGCCGATGTTGTCGCGGCACCTGACGCCGCTTTCCGGGCACTGCTCTCCCAGCTGGCCTAGTTCCCACCATTTAGAGGATTGATGACCATGACCAGAAGCAGAATGACTGCTGCTGCGACCTTCGCGCACCTGTTGGGTTTTGCCAAGCACGCCGATGAGGGTGATGACGAAAAAGACAAGGCGCGCCGTGCCGAAGAGGATGGCGGCGACGATGACAAGGAGGACCCGAAAGGTCGCAAGGCAAAGCGTGCCGAGGATGATGACCTTGAGGACGACGATGACGAAAAAAAGGCACGCAAGGCCAAGGGCGAAGGCGATGACCCTGACGATAAGGACGACCCAAAAGGTCGCAAAGCCAAGCGTGCAGAGGGTGACGATGATGATCCGGACGCCGAGGATGACGACGATCAGGACGGCCCGAAATCCAGCAAAGCTGCTGTTGCCAAAGAGCGCGCCCGTTGCGCCCAGATCATGGCCCACGGCCTGAGGTCGGGTAACGCTGAGCAGGCTGGGGTATTTGCATTCGATACCAACATGTCTGCTGCATCTGCCATCAGCGCACTTAACGCGGCTGGATCGGTAAGTGGTCGCGGCGGCAACTTGAAAGACCGGATGGCCGCAGCAAACGTGACGAATGTCGGTGCCGGAGGCGATGGTGGCGTGGAGTCTTCCAGCATGTCGCCAATCGCCCAAAAAATCATCGCGGCTGCCGCCCGCGCCAAGCCCCAGTAACCTCAACGCCAAACGGAGATCAACAGCATGTCGCTGATTCCAACTGAAATTCGAGACAACCCACAAAGACCAGGCGTTCAGGCACAGGTGTACATCCCTGATCAGCTGATTGCCGATGCTCGCAACCTGGTCACCCAGCCGATCCTGTTGGCTACCGGCGTGCTTAAGCGCGGCACGGTCCTGGGGCAACAAACCGTCAGCCCTGTTCAGATCATTGCCAAGCCAGGCAACACCGGCAATGGCGCAGTGTCTGCGGTCACTGTTGGTTCTGCCGTTGAAACCGGCGGATACGCGCTGCTGGCCACGTCGGCCACCGTCTTCAGTGTTACCAACCCCGAAGGCGTGGCGCTGGGCGATGCAACTGTCGGCACCGCTTTTACGCACGCCGAGATCAATCTGACGATCACTGCGGGCGCCACGGCCTTTGTGGTAGGTGATGGCTTCACCGTCAACGTCTTTGATGTGGTCGGCACCTATGTCGAGTGCGTCCGGACGGCAACCGACGGCAGCCAGGTTCCGCTCGCTATTTTGGTCGACGATGCTGATGCAACGGATGGCCCTGTGACCGCTGGCGCCTATGTGGCCGGCGAATTCAATGCCGCCCAACTGATTTACAGCCCAACATGGTCGCTCCCGGCGCTTGTATCGGCGATGCGTCCGTATAGCCTGTTTGCCAAAACCTCACTCTCGGCGGCTTCCCCGTCGAATAACTCGGCGCCGTAATCCGGCCCATACCCACCGTCCACAAAGGCCCGCTGAAGCGGGTTTTTTTGTGGTCTGGATTCAGCATTTTTTGCTTTGGAGAGGCCCATGACCGCCGCCAGTTCGTTTCCTTTTAGCACCACCGACCTGATTCAGGTCGTGCCGACGCTCAAGCGTCCGACTAAATTTTTGCTCGACAAGTTCTTCCCGAACATTCAGAACTCGGAAACCGAGTTCGTTGCGATCGACATCGATGTTGGCTTGCGCCGCATGGCACCTTTCATCAGTCCGCTGGTGCAGGGCAAGCTGGTTGAGCAACGCCGCTACCAGACCAACACCTACAAGCCGGCCTACATCAAGGACAAGCGCGCTCCGGACCTGCGCAAGCCGATCATGCGCCAGATCGGCGAACGCATCGGCGGCGGCACCATGACTGCCGGCGAGCGCGAGATGGCCAACGTTGCGTTCGAGATGGCCGACCAGATCGATATGCTGGACCGTCGCCTAGAGTGGATGGCAGCGTCGGCGCTGCTCACTGGCAAGGTGGTTGTTTCGGGCGAAGGCTTTGAAACTGAGGTCGTCGACTTCGGTCGAGATTCCCAGTTGAGCATCGCGCTTTCCGGAAACCTGCAGTGGGGTATCAAGGCCAACTTCAACGCTGCAGGCCGCGACACCATCCCGGCGAACAACCTGGAAGAATGGCAAACGCTGATGCTTCAGCTCTCCGGTGCCCAGGCAACGGATCTGGTGTTTACCACCTCGGCCTGGAAGACCTTCTCCAACGACGAGAAAGTATTCGGCGCCATCTTTTTCCCGAAACAGTCCGAGGCGGGGAGCATCAACATTGGCCCGCAGATCGCACCGGGTGCGGTTTACAAGGGGCGCTGGGGTCAGTACGACCTGTGGCTCTACAACGAGTGGTTCATTGACGACAACGGCGTTGAGCAACCGATGCTGCCTGATGGCTACATGCTGATGTCCGGCCAGCAACTGCTCGGTACCCGCGCCTTTGGTTCGATCCTTGATCCGAACTTCAGCTACCAGGCCATGCCATACGCGCCAAAGACCTGGGTCGAGAATGACCCCGCTCAACGCATCCTACTGATGCAGAGCTCGCCGCTGGTCATCCCAAGCCGTGTTAACGCTTGCCTTGCCGCGAAGGTCTGCACTCCGCCGAGCAAAGGCTGATGGCTGGCGCACCCGGAACGGGGGGCTCTGTAGTGGAGGCCGTCGTGGCTCATGGCCGAACCGTGGTCGGCGTCAATGGTAAAAACGTTGGGCCTGGAGGCACCGTAAAGGTGCCCAAGGATGAGGTCGAGTCTCTGATCAAACTCGGCTTTCTGGCCGATGGCGACGTAGTCGAGAAGCCTCAAACAGGTCCGCATGTCTCTGTGGCGGCCGGGCCTAGCGTGAGGATCGCCTGATGATCGACTGGGACAGCTTGGTGTTGGGGCCGCTTGAAACCATTTTTGGCGAAGGTCAGCGACCGGAAGGGCAGGTGACGTACTACCCGGTCGGCCGCCAGGCATACCCCATCGACGGCGTTTTCGATTCGGCCTATCGGGAGGTCGAGCTGATTGACCCCCTGGTGGGTGTCGCATCAACGCAGCCGGTACTGGGTGTGCGGCTTTCGACCTTTCGTGAGCCGCCTGTTCAGGATGATGAGATTTACATCCCGAGTATCACCAAGCGCTACCTGGTGATGGAGGTTCGGCCAGATAGCCATGGCTGGGCAAAACTGATGCTGAGTGAGATGTGATGACCACGACTTCCGAGTTACGGCAAATAACTGCCGAAGCCCTCAAGGTGGGGACTACTGCTGGCGGCAACGTATTCGCCGCCAGGACCTGGCCGACGTGGAGCGGAAGCTACCCGATCATCTGGGTTCACTCTCCGGCAGAGGACAAGGAGTCGCTGGGGCGCCAGGGAGGCCCGCAGTTCACCGTGACGGCGACGATTCGGATCAGTGCTCGCATACAACTCAAGGCGTTACCCAAAAACGCTGCAGCTGCGGCGATGATCTTGGCCCTAGAGGAGATACAGCGCCAGATTGAACGGGCGCTGATCAACTTTCCGCCGCTAATGAGTCGCCTGCAGCAGTTTCCTTTTATCCGGTCCGAGATGGTTGAAAGTGATGAGGGCGACCAGAACTTGGGCGAGCTCGTCATGGACGTCGGTATGGAGTTCTACCAGGGGCCAGAGGACTTCTATCTGCTAGAAGGTCCTTTGGTGCCAGAGCTATTTGATCCTGCTGCGGAGGTGGCAGGCGTGCAGCCGATCGTTCCGCTGGAAGGATTAAGCGTTACGAACGACTTGCTCAACGTAGTTGATTCAACTGGCACTTATGCTGATCCACCGTTTCCCGATTCCGTCATACCGGCGCCGCGCACTGTTGGCCCTGATGGGCGATCGGAGGGTGGTCTTTCGTTCGAATTTCCGCAGGAGTAATCATGCGCATTTATCCCTCTCCGGGGTTGCTGGTACGCGACCCGGTCAAACGCGACGCTCTGCCGGAAGAAGGTCGAGAGGTCGCGGACAACGATCACTACTGGCTTCGTCGGCTCGCCTGCAATGACATTACACGCACGCCGCCTAAGGCGGAAACCTCGCCTGAGTCGCCACCGGCAGGCGACGAAAAACCGCCGGCGGCCAAGCCCACCAAGCCTGAAACTTCCCAAGGGAGCGACAGTTAATGACCGTCCCATTTAGCAATATTCCCTCGAACCTGCGGGTTCCTCTGTTTTATGCCGAGGTCGATAACTCCCAGGCCAACAGCGGCGCACAAACTCAGCGCACCTTAATCATCGGGCAGATCACTACCACCGGTAACGGCGTGGTTAATGTGCCGGTGCTCTGCCAGGGTGTGAGCGATGCCCAGGCCAAAGGCGGACTGGGCTCGATGCTGGCGCTGATGACCGCAGCTTACAAAGCGTCGGATAGCTTCGGCGAGGTTTGGTTTTTGCCGCTGGCTGACGCGGTGGGTTCAGTGGCGGCGAGTGGGTCTCTGCTGGTCGCTGGTGCTCCCAGTGGCACGGGCGTTATCTCGCTCTATATCGCTGGTCAGCTCCTCAGCTTCGTTGTGTCCACGGCTGAGCCCGCGGCGGACATTGCCACCGGCCTGGCGGCGCTGGTCAATAGTTCCGGCAATCTGCCCGTAACCGCAGCGGCAACCGCCTCGACAGTGACCTTTACCGCCAAGAACAAAGGCGCCGCGGGTAACGACATTGACCTTCGCCTGAATTACCTGGGCACTGCTGGCGGCGAGGTAACACCGGCTGGACTGACGCTGACCATCACCGCAATGTCCGCTGGCGCAACCAACCCCGTGCTCGACGCTGCTTTGGCGAGCTTGGGTGACGAGGCCTTCGATTTCATCGTCAGCCCCTACACCGACACGGCATCCCTGAATGCTCTGAAAAACCTGCTCAACGACAAAACCGGTCGTTGGAGTTATGCCAGCCAGATTTATGGGCATATCTTCGCCGCCCAGCGTGGCACGCTTTCGACGTTGGCAACCGCGGGCAATGCTCGCAACAACCAGCATGAGTCGATCATGGGCTTCTATGACTCGCCGTCGCCGGCCTGGATCTGGGCAGCTGATTTGGCAGGTACCGCTGCGGTGGCTTTGCGCGCTGACCCCGGTCGACCGATGCAAACCTTAACGCTGAGTACGGTGCTGGCGCCGCCAGCGTCTTCACGCTTCGAATTGGACGAGCGCAACACACTGCTGTGGGACGGCATCTCCACCTTCACCGTGGCGAGCGATGGCACGGTGGCGATCGATAACTTGATTACCACGTATCAGGAGAACGGCTTCGGTGCCGCAGATGACAGCTATCTGCAGATCGAGACGCTGTTCCTGCTGATGTATGTGTTGCGTGCCCAGCGGTCGCTGGTGACCTCCAAATATGCTCGGGTCAAGTTGGCGGCTGACGGCACTCGATTTGCCCCAGGCTCGGCGATTGTCACACCCAAGATCATCAAGGCTGATCTGATTGCTCAATATGGTGAGCTGGAATACGACGGCTTTGTCCAGGACGCTAAGACGTACGCCAAGGAGCTGATCGTCGAGAAGAACCGAACCAACCCTAACCGAGTCGATGTGCTATGGCCGGGGACCCTGATCAACCAATTGCGCATCTTTGCGCTGCTGGTTCAGTTCCGCCAATAACCCGGGCATTTCGCCTATCGCCGCCTTGAGCGGTTTTTTTTCGCCTGGAGAAACCTATGGCTGATCCCAACCGCCTTGCCGGGACCTGTTACCTGACCATCGACGGCGTGAGCTACATGCTGGCCGGCGACTTCTCTTACAAGATTTCCGGCGTGTCCCGCGAAACCTTGAAGGGGCAGGACGGCATTCACGGCTACAGCGAAACGCCGCAGCCCGGCTACATCGCCGCCACGCTGCGTGATGCCTCAAACCTCAGCATTAGCGACATCAATGCGATGAACAACGCCACCGTCGTCGCTGAGCTGGCCAACGGCAAAACCATCATTGGCCGCAACATGTGGACCACTGATCAACAAGAATCCAAATCTTCCGACGCCACTATTGAAGTGAAGTGGGAAGGTCCTTCCGTTACGGAGAATTGATCCATGTTTGAAGACGAAATCACCATCACCCTCAGCAAGCCAGTAATCATCGGTAAAGCTGAAAACTCCGTCACCTACGACGAAATCAAACTGCGCGAGCCGACCGCGGGCGAGATGGAGAAAGCGGCTCGGGCCGACACCATGATCGGATCTGCGATCACGCTGATTTCGTTGGTGGGCGCAATCCCGCGCGGTGCTGTCGAGAAGTTCAGCAAGCGCGATCTGGTCGCGGCGAACAAGTTTCTCGAGGGTTTTACCGAAGCTGGTCAGGCGGAGGAGGCTGGCCAGAGCTGATTGCCGAGCTCACCAAGTATTACGGCTGGGGGCCGCGCGATGCGTGGTCGCTCACTTTGAAGGAACTGGTCGAATGGAACAAACAAGCCATTCGCATGGCGGGTAACTCAGATGGCTAATACCTTCACGATCACGATCAGCGCGGTTGATAAGGCCTCGGCGACCGTCCGCAAGGTCAATGACTCTGTCAGCCGCATGACCCGACCCTTTGAAGAGGTCGGAAAGTCCTTCAAAAGCCTCGGCCGTGAGCTTGGCTTTGAGCGCATCGGCAAGAACCTCACCAATATCGGCAGGGAGGCAGGCGGTGCCGCTCGTAGCATCAGTAACATAGTTGCTCCGATGGCCGCTATTACGGGTATTGGCTCGGTGGCTGGTGTAGCGGCGTTGGCCGTTAACTGGGCAAAGCTTGGTAGGTCGATTGACAACAGCGCGCACGGGATCGGTATTTCTGCCGGTCAGCTGCAGACCTTCCAGGGCGCCGCCAAGATGGTTGGCATCGATACCGAATTGGCTACGGGCAGCCTCAACAGCCTGGCGACCACTATGCAGGACGCGCAATGGGGGCGTAACCAAGGCGCGTTGTTGATGCTGAACAAGCTCGGTATCGGCCTGAAAAAAGCCAAGGACGGTTCCTGGGATGTGGTGGGTGAGTACAAGGCTATTGCCAATGCGATTGCCAGCCAGAAAAGCCCTCAAGTCCAAGCCCTGATAGCGAACAATTTAGGCCTTGGCGGCATGCTGTCCTTTCTGCGCGAGGGGGCGGCTGGCATTGAGCGCTATGAGGCAACGGTGAAACGCCTGGGCTACGTCATGAGTGACGATGCCGTACAGCGCGGCAAGGAGTTCTCACAGAGCTTGGCCGGGCTGAATATCGTCATCGATGGGACTAAAAACTCTATCGGCGATAAGTTGATCCCCGTCATGAAGCCGTTGGTTGATCAATTCACCAGTTGGCTGGCGGTGAATCGCGATTTGATTGCCAATGATATCGGCGAGTGGGCCAAAGGGTTTGCAGTCTGGATCAACAAGGTTGAGTGGAAGAAGATCGGAGACGGCATCGTCAATTTCGGCAAAGGAGTTGGGAAGGTAGTTGAGTGGCTCGGCGGCTGGGAGAACGCGGCCATTTTGGTTATAGGCGTGATGAACGCAGGGTTGATTGGCAGCGTTATCTCGCTTGGCGTAACGCTCGTTCGGGGTGGTGCTGGGGTGCTGGCCTTCACTAAGCTGCTGCTTGGATGGGAAGCTGCTGCAGTCGCCGCTGGCGCGGCAACAGGTACAGCAGGCGCGGTTGGTGCTGGAGCCGGTGCGAGTGCTGGTGCTGTTGGAATTGGGGCGACACTTGCGGCAGGTGGTGTAGGACTTGCCGCGCTGGCGTACTCCTCGAGCCTGAATGATGGCGAGGATAAGGAAATTGCTCGCATTCGTCGCGCACAAGGCCTCCCGGAAGTTTCTGATTCTGAAATTTTGAGCGGCGCCTTCAAGGGGCGCGGCGGCATTAACGAGGAGGCAACCGGCCGCTCGATGGCCTTCTTCCAGGGCAAAGGGTGGACGAAAGAACAGGCTGCGGGCATTAGCGCGAACCTCGGACTTGAGAGCAACTTCAATCCGGCGGCTGTGGGTGATAGCGGACGCGCTTATGGCGCCGCGCAGTGGCATGAGTCACGACAACAGCAGTTTGCGAAATGGGCAGGGAAACCCATGCAGGGCTCCAGTCTGGATGAGCAGCTTGGATTCGTTCACTACGAACTCACTCAAGGCCAGGAGCAAGGTGCCGGGGATCTTCTGCGTAGAGCGAAAAGTGCCAGGGAGGCGGGCGATATCGTTTCCCGGAAGTACGAGCGGCCAGCTGATGCGGACGGCGATGCTGCAAAAAGGGCTGCTGTGGCGGAGGTCATCGCGAATAGGGTGCCTGCGCCGTCACCAGCTCCAGCAGGCCCTTACTCCCAAGGTGCCGCCCAGCAAAATGGCGGGAGCGTCAAGGTTGAAATCGAACACAAAAACGCGCCTGAGGGGCTGAAAACTAAGGTCAAGTCTGACGGCAACGTCCAGGCTTCGAGCCGTATCGCCTATTCGGGCATGGGGGCTATTGCATGAGTTTGCTGTCGGACATCATTCAAATTGCCCAGGACTCCAACAGAACCTGGCCGGAGATGCTCAACAAGGCCTCGTTTCGTGGGGTACCGTTTGCGGTCTATGGCGGTGACGCCCGCTTCGGCCGCCGGCTGGCTCTCCACGAATACCCGGGGCGTGACAAGCCTTACATTGAGGATATGGGGCGATCGACGCGCCGTATCCGCATGAGCGGCTTTCTGGTTACCGACAGCCTGGTGTATGGCGGTGGCAACGTCCTGGCGCAGCGTGATGCTCTGGTCGCGGCAGTTGAGGCGGCAGGGCCCGGTGCGTTAATGCATCCGACCTTGGGGGGGCTCAAGGTCAGCGTTCCATCCGAGGGCTTGAGCGTGGTCGAGCGCTGGGACATGGGGCGGTACTTTGAGATCAGCATCGTCTTCATTGAATCCGGCGATCGTGTATTCCCCTCAATCACCACGTCGACCGGGTCGCTGCTGGACAAACTGGCGGCTGCGCTTGGCCTCTCTGCAGCGCTCGACTTTGTGCGCAAAGTGATTGGCGGGGTCACTGCGTTGATCAACGCGGTCGAGGGCGTCATCAAGTTCGGCAAGGCAATTGTTGGGATGGTGGTCGGAGTAATCGCTGACTTTAAAGTGTTGGTAGGACGCATCACCCGCGACGTGCGCAGCATTACAAGCCTGGCCAGCCTGTTGACCGGTGATTTTGGGCGATATGCCAATGGCAACGTCAGCAGCGCGCTCATCACGAGTAAAAAAGCCAAAAACAGCAGTGCGACCATGGCAGACCTGATTGCCAAGAACACGGCCAATCGCGCCGCTGTGGATGCGGCAATGGATACGCTTGTTGATGCTGCTGCGAGCTTGGACGCAAGCAGTGGGCAGCAATTCACCGACGCAGTACAGGGTGTGATGGATGCTCTCGTGGCCAGCATCGCAGACCCAGGTAGTGCAATTGAGCTGCTCGGTTCACTCGCTCGTTTCGTACCGACACCCGTGTCTGGCAGTGGTGCTATCGGCGCGGCTCGTGAGGTTGCTCAGGACGCGACTAGCGCTCTATTACGACGGTCGGCCTTGGCTTCAATCGGCAACGTTGTGGCGACCTATGTGCCAACCTCCTACGACGAGGCCATGGCTACCATGGCAACGGTAACCGGGTTTATCGATGAGGAGTTGTTGGTCGCCGGCGACAATGGTGACGACGAAAGCTATGGCGCTCTGGTTGATTTGCGCCAGGCCGTGGTCAAGGCCCTGACCACCACCGGAGCCACATTGCCCACCTTGGAGACTTTCGCCTTTCGCGCCCCTATGTCGGCGCTTGCCATGGCTAACAGGCTTTACCGCGATACGAATCGAACCGATGAGTTGATCCAACAGGCAAACCCCATCCATCCGGCGTTTATGCCAACTACGGTCAAAGCCTTGGCCCGGTAAGTCGCTTTCCTTATTCGCACTCATTGAGGCTATTCATGCAAGAAGACGACCTGACCATTACGTCGGGCGGCTTTGATATCACCGGCTGGACGAATGTCCGAGTCACGCGGGGTATTGAGCGGCTGCCCAGTGACTTCAGTATTGGTATGACCGAGCTTTACCCGGGTGAGCTGGACCGTCTCGAACTGCCCCCAGGGGCCGCTTGCCAGGTTCGGCTCGGCCAAGACCCAGTGGTTACCGGATATGTGGATCACTACATGCCGAGCATCAGCGCTGGTGATCACTCGATTCAGGTCAGTGGCCGCTCTAAGTGCTCAGACTTGATCGACTGCGCCGCTGAGTGGCCCGGCGGCCAACTCAGCAACCAGACCGTGCTGGGAATTGCACGGCGGCTTGCGGCGGTTTACGGGCCATCCATCAACGGTGTCGCCGAAGGCATATCAGTTGCTACAGACGTGAGTGATTTGCCGGTTTTGCCCCAGGCCAACCTGATGCTGGGTGAGTCGGCGTTCGACATCATCGACAGGATGGCGCGATTTTCCGCCGTACTCGCTTATGACCTGGCTGACGGGAGTCTCTTCCTGGGCAGGGCCGGAACACGCCGCGCGGCAAGTGGCTTTGTTGGGGGTGTCAACGTTCAGCAAGCCTACATCGACTTTTCGGCCGATCAGATCTATTCCGACTACAACGCCTATATCCAGTCTGTGGACACGTTTACTGATCTCGGGCAGGGCGGAAACCAGATCTACACGGTGAAGGACCTTAACTGTAAGCGGCACCGGGCGCTGGTGATCATCTCCGAGGGGGGCGGACTGGGTAATGACGTCGCTATCAAGCGCGCGGAGTGGGAGGCGGCCAGGCGTTTTGGGCGCTCCCGGGTAATACGTCTGACCGCTGATAGCTGGCGAGACTCAGCCGGCGCCCTATGGGAGCCAAACACTCTAGTCCCGGTGCATTTGCCGAGATTGAAGTTCTCGGCCGAAAGCATGCTGATCAGTGAAGTGACCTTCTTGAAGAACAGCTACTCAGGAACAACCGCAGAGATCACGCTTATGGCGCCTGAGGCGTTCCTGCCGCAACCCATCAACCTCACGCCGCTTTATGGTGAGCTTTTGCAAGGTGGTTTCTGATGATGCCCCCGACGAATCAATCCGGTGATTCCGCTGGTGTTCTCCAGCGCATGATGCGCCGGATTCAACTTGCAACCGGCTGGGGCCGGGTGACGTTCAGCGACGACAGCAAGACTGCTCAGCTACTGCAGGTGAAGCTCAACGATTCCGAGACCCGGGATGGTACACCGCGTATTGCAGAGTTTGGCTTCACGTCTCGGCCGCCGACGGGCTCGGATGTCTTGGTCGTGTTTTTGTCCGGCGACCGTTCCAAGGGAGTGGTGGTTGCCACTGCGCACCAGGCAAGCCGGCCAACCAATCTGCTGGAGGGGGAATCCATGGTCTACGACCTCTGGGGGAAGTCGATCTACCTGACCGAGACCGGCGGAATCATAGTTGAGGCAGGCGCTGCGCCTGTCACCGTCAACAACGCTACCACCGTCACAATCAATGCTGCCGAGGCAGTTCAGATGAACACACCCGTTCTACGTGTCAGCGGCGATATCGAAGCGGGTGGCAACGTCAAAGACAAGATCCGCACCATGGCTGCCGATCGGACGCTGTTCAATCAGCACACCAACGGTACCGGCACCACAATACCGAGCCCTCAACAATGAGCGATATCACCACAACCTGGATCGTAGAGATCGGCACGGGTGATTGGTCAATCATGGGTGGCGCCTTGGCGAGCGGTAATGACCTGGCCAGCGCTGTATTGATCAGCCTATTCACTGACCGGATTGCGGACGATTCAGACATCCCGCCCGACGGCAGTAATGATCGGCGCGGATGGTGGGGCGATGCAGATGAGGATATTCCCATAGGCTCCCGCCTCTGGCTTCTGGACCGGTCCCGGCTTACGCAGGACGTTGCCAACACCACCAAGATTTACATGGATGAGGCGTTGCAGTGGCTCATCGACGACCAAGTAGCGATCAGCGTGAAGGTCGTGACAGCTATTGCCGGCGGGCCCCGACTAAATTCCATCGTCACCGTGACCCACCGTGACGGAACCGTCACCCCGCTCAATTTCAACTGGGTTTGGAATCAGACCTCGTAGCCGCAACAGCCTGCCTTGAGCAGGCTTTCTTTTTTCGGAGCACAGATCCTCATGCCATATACGAGACCCACGCTCTCGGACCTGCGCGCGCACGTTGCAGCGGATATCACCTCCGGTTTACCGACTGCCGACGGGCTCCTAAGATTTTCGAACCTGCAAATTACTGGCAAGGCTGTCGCTGGACTGGCCCACCTTAACTATGGGTACCTTGATTGGATCGCCAAGCAAGGGGTGCCCTACACGGCCTCGGGCGAGTACCTCGAGGCCTGGGCGGCACTGAAGAAGGTTTATCGAAAGACTGCAACCAAGGCTGCGGGCGTCGCTTCGTTCCGGGGCGTCCCCGGTAGAATTATCGACGCAGGTACCCAGGTTATTCGAGGTGATTCGGCTGCCTTTCCGTCTCTAGTGACCGCCACGGTAGCGGCGGACGGTACCGTAGCCTTGCAGGTCGTGGCTGATCTGGCGGGGGAGGCCGGCAATACTCCCGTGGGCAGCCTGATGACACTTGGCACGGCCATAGACGGCGTTCAATCAGCAGGTGCTGTAACCACTGCGATTACAGGGGGGGCTGATCAGGAGGGCGAGGAGTCGTTGTTCTCTCGGATGCTCGACGCATACCAGAACACGCCAAACGGCGGCTCTCGGGGCGATTATCCTTCGTGGGCAAAAGAGGTCTCTGGCGTCACTCGCGCATGGTGTGTGCCTAACGGTTTCGGAACCGGGACAGTCGTGGTTTACACCATGCTAGACGATGCAAATGCTGATCACGGCGGTTTCCCCCAGGGCACTGACGGGGTTTCCACAAGGGACAATCGGTCCACCTCCGGAAACCTCGCCACCGGTGACCAACTGATCGTGGCCAACAGCATTTTCGACGAACAGCCGGTGACGGCGATGGTGTACAGCTGCGCTCCGATTGCGAACCCTATCAATTTCACAATAACCGGATTGTCTGCCGCGTCGACGACTACTCGCGCCGCTGTTGCAGCTGCAATCACTGAGGTTTTCTTTGAGCAGGGTGCGCCGCTGTCTGACGGGTCGTTCGTTGGTCTGTCCGACATCGATTCCGCGATAGCTGCGATCTCGGCAACGAAGGGATTCGTCATCACATCGCCAGCAGCCAACATTGCCAACTTGGTTGGCCGTTTGCCCACGCTAGGCACCATTAACTACGGCTGATTGCCATGTCAAAACCATCATTCACCGACGGCGACTTTACGTCCGCGTTGCTTGGCTTATTACCCCGCGGGCGCGTTTGGCCAAAAGACCTTAGCAGTGTGCAGGCGCAGGCCATCTCCTGCTTTGCACCGACGTTCACGCGAATAAGCGATTCGGCGCTGAATTTGCTCGAGGACATGTTTCCCGCGAGCACCATCAACTTCCTACCGGAGTGGGAGGACACGCTTGGGCTGCCCGATCCATGTGCGGGCGTATCGCCGACATTTCAGGGGCGCCGTAACCAGGTAGTTGCGCGATTTTCCAATAGCGGTGGCCAATCGGTTCAGTTCTTCCAGTCATTCGCTCAGGGACTTGGGTACACCGTGACCGTTACTCAATACGCCCCGTTTCGCTGTGGGCAAAGCGTCTGCGGGCAACAACTGGGCGGCGCGGACTGGTTCTTCGCCTGGGCCATCAACAGCGAGCTCAACACAATCAACCACTTTCGCGTCGGCCAGTCCGCTGCGGGGGAGCCGCTGTCTTCATGGAGCAACACGGTACTTGAGTGCGAACTCTCTCAGGCCAAGCCCGCCCACACTGTTTTGCAATTTCATTATTCGTGAGGTCATAGATGTTTCAGATCGATAACTCAACGGCCGTAGCGGCTATCCCAGCTCCTACGCCGGCTGGCTCGGCGGGCTACTTCACCGATGGCAACCCAGCCACCGGCGTTTCGGCGACGATCCTTCCCGCCGAATTTATGAATATGCTCATGATGGAGAATCTCAATGTTTTGTCCGCTGGCGGGATGGCTCCGGTAAAAGGGCAATACAACCAACTGGCTCTGGCGATTAACAAAATCGTCCAAGCTGCTGCCCAGCGCGGCAACACCACCTATGCGCTGGATACTGGCGTTGCGAACATCTATGTTTGCGCGTTCTCTCCCGCGATAGTTACCCGTTTCGAAGGCCAGATCCTGCGCTTCAAGGTAAAAACCACGAACACAGGTGCCAGTACGTTTAATGACGGTCTTGGCGCGGTTCCGGTCGTAGGCGGAGCCCATACACCACTGCAGGGGGGCGAGCTTTTCGCAACTGGCAACGCATGGGTGCAATGGAATAGCTCTATTGGCTCCGGCTCTTACATTCTTCTTTTTTGCACGGGCGCGCCGGAGCAAATCACTCCAGGCACGCAGTCAAATCATGCAGCAACTCTGGGTCAAATTGGCGCGGCGACCATCAGCTACGGCCTGGATACTGGCGCGGCGAACGCCTATGCTGTCACGTATTCTCCGCCTGTCACTGCCGTGGTGGATGGCCTCGCCCTGCGCTTCAAAGCGGCGAATGCCAATACCGGACCGAGCACATTCAACCCCAATGGTCTTGGCACTAAACCTCTGGTTGGTACTGGGCACGTAGCTCTTCAGGGCGGCGAGATCGTTTCTACGAGTGAGGTCTGGGTTCAATACAACTCGACGTTCGGCGGAACCGGTGCGTGGGTGCTTATTGAGAGCACTGGCGGTGCGCTGCAGATTCCTCCAGCAACACAAAGCCAGCAAGCGATCAACCTTTCCCAGGCAAATAGCACTTTCGCTGCGCTCGCCGGGAACTCTGCTCAAGCGTTCAGTGTTGCGGCAGCGTCTACAGGATCGCAGGCTGTCAACCTGACTCAAGCGAACGCCGCATATGCTGCAGCGGCTGGCAACTCCGCAAACAATTTTAACGTGCTGACTGCCAGCACAGCCACTCAGGCTACCCCGCTTGCACAGGTCCAGTCACTAGTTGCTGGCTCCCCGACTGTTCAGGGGGCATTTAAGAACTTGCGCCTTCTTGCTACAGGGACAGGCAGGAACGTAAGTGTATCCGCTGACGAGATCGTTCTTGAAAGTCCATCCAACCAATATGTAACCCTTAGAGGGGTTTCTATTACTGGTAATAATGGCACCGGGATGGATACTGGCTCTGTAGCCGCATCTACTTGGTACAGCGTTTGGCTGATTTACAATGGCTCCACTCAGTTTGTTTTGTTCTCGCTGAGCACTACGTCTCCGACTATGCCTGGAGGCTATACATACAAGGCAAGAATCGGATGGATCAGAACTGACTCCACAGCAAACGCATACCCGCTTGGCTTTATTCAGGCGGGCAGATCGTTTAAATATGTTCTCGCGGCAGGGTCAAACATGACTGCTTTCCCGCAAATGGCAAGCGGGGTTAGCGGGAGCATTTCAACTCCATCTTATTCTTCGATTGCTGTTTCCTCGTTCTTCCCGCCAACCGCAGGGGTTATTGAGACAATTGTCGGTGTTGCCGCGCCAAATGGCTTTGTCATGATCGCCGCAGATTCCGCATATGGCGCTTATACAAGCTCTACAAACATCCCATTTACCTATTCTGCCGGCACGAACGGCCCATATAGCTCTGGCTTTGCAAGATTTATTCTTGACACTCCTAACATCTATTGGGCCTCGTCTCTCGCCGGCAACACTCTTAACGCTCTTGGATGGGAGGACAATCTATGACGGGATATGCAGTTAGAATTGATGGTCAGGGATGGCGCGCGGTTGATTGTGAGTTTGCTGATCCTGATGATCCGCTAAAGATCTATCCAGATCCTAAAACTGAAACATATTCTGAAACCCTTCCGCCTGCGCCAATTCCTTGTGCTGCTGAGGTTTCAGCGACAGCTCTGGCTAATCGCGATGTTCTTCTCGGTAAAGCGTCCTTGCGAATTTCCCCTCTCCAGGATGCTGTCGACCTCGATACAGCAAGCGCTACAGACATAGTACTGCTCAAAGCATGGAAGCAATACCGAGTGGCTGTAAATCGGATTACAGAGCAGCCAGGTTATCCGGACTCAATTGAATGGCCGGAAGAACCAACCACGCCTACCACGTAGGGAATTTAAAATGGTCATGATTTGGTATTGCAAGATTGACGGTACGGATGTTGTTGTGCTGTCAGAAGATCAGCCATGGCCCTTGCCGTCAGGCTGGGTTCAGATGAATGATGTTCGGCCCGATACCCGACTCGACAGATTTGGCGATTGGTATGGCCGAGCAACGGGGATATGGGAATGGGTCAAATACCCTGATCCGCCGTTCAACGTCGTTTATCACGAGGGTAAGTTGAAGAACGCCGATACGATGGTTGAAATTTCCATTGAAACGCTGCCGGGGAACATCGCTGCGCGCCTGGCCGCACTCGAAGCTGCCGCCTCCCCGCCATCCCCATAACCGCGATGCAGGAGCCGCCTTAGGGCGGCTTTTTTGCGTCTGGAGAAAGCCAAATGCTCAATATCACCAAGGCGATTTGCCAGTGGGTGTTTTTGCTCGCCTGCAATATCGTCACCGACCTTATCGGGTTGTTTGTGGTGGCAATAGCCATCCCGTTCCGGGTTGCAGATGTCAGCAAGAGCGATGGCAGGCCGATCGCCAACCTTCCGCGCTGGGCATGGCTGTTCGGCAATGACTACGACGGGCTGCTGGGCGACAGGCGCGGGTGGTGGGCTGAAAACACACCTTTCGGCTGGCCGGTCGACTCGTTCATGGCGATGTGGTGGTGGGCGGCGGTGCGCAACCCGGTCAACAACATGCGGTTCGTCAAGCTGTGGCAAGCGCCGGTCAAGGGCAGCACGATCACCTATGCGGGCGACTACACCGTGCGCGACCACCCTGGCGAGGCTGGATGGCAGTTCGTGACCACCGAGAATGGCGGAAAGCACTGGTACGGGTTCTATCTGGTCCACCAGTGGAGCGACACGCGAGCGTTTGTGATCCGTATGGGCTTCAAGGTGCAACCGGATGACGCCGGTACCGATGGCGAGCCGCTCGGGATGACGACAAAAATCAATTTCTACAAGGCAATCTGACATGCGTACATCACAGAACGGTATCGCCGTCTTGAAGCACTTCGAGAGCTGTTCGCTCAGCGCCTATCCAGACCCAGCCACAGGCGGAGCGCCATGGACAATCGGCTGGGGGCACACCGGGCCTGAAGTCGTTCCAGGACTTGTATGGACGCAGGCCAAGGCCGATGCCCAGTTGCTTGCAGACTTGTCAGCTCGCGAGTTGACGGTCTCATGCGCAGTCACCGGCGGGTTAGACCAGGGCCAGTTTGATGCGCTGGTTGACTTCGTCTACAACCTCGGCGCGGGTAACTTCGAAGGATCGACGCTGCTGAAGCTGGTCAACGCTGGCGACATGTCCGGCGCTGCAGCACAGTTTTCCCGCTGGAACCGCGCCGCGGGCAAGCCCATGCGCGGCCTAACTCGGCGCCGGGCCGCCGAAGCGGCGCTGTTCTCCGGGAAGACTGGCACCCAGGCCGTGGCTATAGGAGTCGCAGCAGCATGAGTACGATCTGGCTGAAGATCCTCCCTTATATAGTCGCGCTGCTGCTAGTGGCTTGCGCTCTGTTCGGCGCCTATCACCACGGCGTAAGTGTCACAAACGAGACCTGGCAGTCGCAATGGAATGCACGCGACACACGGGACGCCCAGGCTAAAGCCGAAAATGAGGCCGCCGCCCGGGTGCGTGAACAGGCCTATCAGCAATCAATCAATAAGGCGGTACAAGATGGTCAACGCACGATCGATCAGGCTACGGCTGATGCTTCCGCTGCTCGCGCTTCTGCTGACGGCTTGCGCGGGGCGGCAGACTCTCTTGCCGCTCGACTCGCAACCAGTCAAGCCAGCAGCAATTCCTGCACTGCCACTTCAAGGGCGGCAGCTACCCGTGACGCCGCTCTGCTCGCCGACGTGCTCAAGCGCGCTGATCAACGAGCGGGCGATCTGGCAGCAGTTGCTGAC